CGACGTCGAAGGGAGCGCCGATGGCGTAACCGTGACGGCGGAAGTAGGCGAGCGTCGCCGGCGGGGCCGCACCGACCCCACCGACGAACTCGACCCCGGCCACCGTCCCGTCGAACCCGACGACCGGCGAGAACACATCCACCAGCCCGCCCATCACTGCACCTTCAAGTTGCGGAGCACCGCGGCGGCCTTGGTCGCCTTGAGCGCGACGGTGACGGGGCCCATCTCGACCTCGCCGGTCTTGACCGCACCCGAGGTCGTGAAGTCCGGCAGCCACGTGTTGACCAGCTGGGCGCCGGACACGGACACGCCGTGGAAGCCGTCGAGGCCGAACCGCACCGCGTACAGGTCGGTGAGACCGGTGATGTTCCCACCGCCGCCGGCGCCGTCGGGGTCGCGAGTTTCGATCGGGATGATCGGGTCCGACGTCCCGGCCTTGTCGCCCGGGTCGACGAGCAGCACGTTGCCGTACCGCTCGACCGTCTGGCCGAAGTCGTTGCGGTCCCGGCTGTAGTACCCGGCGCGGCGGGCGATGGACCGCACCTTCGCGATCGCCTTCTTGTTCCCGAGGATCATCGTCGCCTCACCGTCGACCAAGGCGAGGAACTCGTCCAGGAGGTCCATCGCCTGGTGGGGGGTGTCGTCGACGCTGGTGATCGCGGTCCAATCCGCGTAGCTGGTGCCGGCCGAGTTGGGGACGAGCTCGGTCGTCGAGCCGGTGAGGGCCTTGTCGAGCCCGTCGAAGCCGTTCGCGTCGACGCCGACGTCGCCGTTGATGACCTCGTCCTGGAACTTGGTGCGCGTCGCCTTGACCTTCTGACCCATCTGCAACGTCACCTCGGTGCCCGCCGCGACGCCGGCGAGGACCCGGTCGATCTGGAAGCTGCCGCCGAGCGGCTTGAGGTCGGTGGTGTAACGGGCCTTGGTGACCTCCGACGGGACGTACTCGGCGTTGATGGCACGGAAATCGGCGGTCGGCTGGGTGATGAGCCGGTGGTACCCGTAGGTGAGCGTCGTCCCACCACCGGACGGGTTGACGGCGTCGTGGAAGGTGAGCGCGTCGAGGATCACGCTTTCCTTGCGGAACTCGTCGATGACGAGCATGTCGAGGTCGTCGGTGGCGTTCAGCTTCGCCTGGGCGAGCGTGACAGGCATAACGGTCTCCTTCTGGGCAGGATCAGGTCACGAGGTCTCGGTTGGCCCCTGGGTGAGGGCCTGTCGTGTTGCTTTCCCCTGACCCCTGCCGGGGTCCCGTTTCACACCCGTCGGTGGCCCGTGGCTAGCAGGCAATACGCCTGACCGCACCGGGGTGCGGCCCCGTGTTTCTCTCCCCGTCGGGAGCCCCAGCACGCTGGGGGTGGTGGCGGGACCGGGAGTTGAACCCGGCACCCAGGCTCATGAGGCCCGGGCCCGCACCGCGCGGTCCCGCACCGGCCTACCCGCCCTGCGCGGCGATGCGGCGCATCACCGCCTCCTCCAACGTCTTCGGCCGCCCGTCGGTGCCGTTGAACTCCGACCCCGACCGGCCGTTCGTGGTGGCCTTGAACTCAGGGACATCCTCGAGCGCCTTGCCGACCAGCTTGGCGATGGCGTCCCGGTCGGGTTCGCCGTCGACGGTGAGGTCGTCGAGCTCGCCGAGGTCGACGAGACGCATGAACCGCTCCACCCGCTCCGGCCGCACCCCAGCGGCGAGCGCCGCACGCTCCGCAGTGGCGGCGACCCGCACGCCGAGCGCCGCGGTCCGGGCGTCGGTGGCGGCCTTCTCGGCGTCGGCCTTCTCGGCCCGGAGGCGTTCGACCTCGTCGAGCTTGGCGCGCTCCGCGGCGGTGTTGACCTCCGCCTCCCACGCCTTGCGGGCCTTGCCGAGCCGCTTCTCGACGAGGGCGTCGAGGTCGGCCTGGGTGAGGGTGACCTTCTCCCCGCCGGCCGCCTCGCCGTCGTCGCCCTTGTCGACGGTGTCGGCGTCGGCGGTCTTGGTGTCGTCGGCCTTGCCGGCGCCGTTCCCGTCGTCGCCAGCGGGGAGGGTGCCGCCGTCGTCGGCGCCACCGGAGATCACCGGGAACGACCGGCCGTCCGGCGTCACCCAGTGGGGCCGGCCGTCGACAGTGGTGCGAGTGAGGATCAGGTCGTCGTCCATCGGGGTGGGAGTATGCCCCCCAGGTCGGACAACCAACGGCCAACGGGCTACCAGGTGCCGGCGCGGCGTCTCGCCTCGACCTCCGCGACCTTCTCCCCCGCCCACTCGATCTCGCGATTGATCTCGTCGACGAGCCGCTGCGGATGCGGCCCAGACGCCAGCCACGCCCGGGCGAGGCTCACCGCGGCTACGAGCTCATCATCTTCGACGAACTCAAACGCAGGATGATCATCGAGCCCGCTCCCGGTATCGGAGCCGCTTCAGCCCGTGCCGCTCGACGTGATCGTCGAGCGCTTCTTGCCACTGGATGCGCTTGGCTCGGCTGTAGCGATGTGTCTTCGCCGTGATCGCTGTCGCCTCCCGGCGCTTCCAGCGGCGCACCCCCCGCTCGAGGTACCGCTGGCGCTGCCGCAACAGGTCACCCTCGGGATCCGCGGTCGGCCCGGGTATCGGCTCGCTCAAGCCGGGCACCCACAGGCCGAGGACGTGGCGGCAGTTCGCGTGCAGCAGCCCGCCGGCGGTGGCTTCGGCGACGGTCGGATAGCCGGCGGTGCGCCCCGAGATCGACAGCACCCGGCCCTCCCACGGGCGGCACAGCGAGCACTCCTGGGTGTGGTCGGAGACGACCACCAGGTCGCGGCCGGCGGCCTGGAACCGGTCGAGGGTGCCGGCGACCTGCGCCCGGCCCGTCGCCGTGCGCGTCGCCATCTCGACGTAGCTGTCGAGGCCCCAGCGCCGTCCGGCGGTGTCGACGAACCCGGTGATCCCCCGATCCGCCAGCCGATCCAACGCCCGCTGCGCCGCCTGGCGGGTCGTCCACGTCCCGGTTACCGCCTGGGCGGTCGTGTCGGCGACGACGCGGCGGTAGTCGTCGAGGGTGGAGCGCAGGATCTGGAGGTGGGTGGCGGCGAGCCGGCCGGTCAGCTCCCCGGCGAGACGCTCCACCGCCTCACGGTTGATCGTCCCCCAGGTCAGGTTGATGCCCGCCTCGCCGAGCTCGACGCCGCCAGCCGCCGTGCCGGCTGCCCAGGCGTCGCCGATCACCGTCCCGGCGGTGTCGGCCGCACCGGAGGCCAGCGCCACGATGCGGGCCCTGGCCTCCGCCTCGAGCTGGGCGAGCTGGGCGGCTTGGCGGGACGCCCAGCCGGGCGTGTCGATGCCGGCGGCGGTATGGCGAGCGATCGCGGCGAGGAGCTCGACCTGCGCGGCGCTGTAGATGTCGGCGAGCGCCTTCGCGGCTTCGGCGGCGAGCTGCGGGTCAGCCTCCGCAGGCACGGCCGACTACCCGGGCAGGCCGGACAGGCCACTGGTCGGATCCGAAACCGCCATGCCGGTCTCATCCAGGATCCGGGCCACCTCCGCCGCCACCTCCGCCTCATCCAGGCCGGGCTGAGCGAGACGCACCCGGGTCTCGATCGACACCGCCTGGGCGCGGACCAGGAGGTCGAGCGTCTCGGCGGAGCGGTGAGGGTCGTCGGGCAGGCCGTCGGCGAAGTCGACGCGGGGACGAAACGGGACGGTCGGCCGGCCCCAGATCTCCCGGTCCAGCACCAGCGCCTGCTCGAGGCGATCGGCGACGACGGAACGCCAGTACGCCTGCTTGCGCATCGTGGTGCGCAAGCTGCGGGCTTCGCGGGCTCGCACCTCGGTCGCAGTCGCCTCACCGCCACCGGTGTCGAGGCCGAAGGTGGCGGGGGCGTAGCCCGCGGTGGTGACGATCTGCTCGACGAGTGCCCTCGCGGTCTGGGCGTGCTCGGCGGTGCGGAGCGTGAACTGGGTGAGGGTGATCCCGGCCCGATCCGCCGAGGTGGGGTCGATCGCTAGGGGGGTGAAGACCTCGGCGTCGAGATCGGCGCGGGCACCACGGCCGCGGCCGGCACGGTCGAGGTACTCGTCGGGGACGATGATGCGGGCCTTGCCGAGCCGGATGTCACGCATCCAGGACGACCAGGTCTCGTCGAGGGCGTCGAGGAGCGCCTCGGTGCCGGCGGTGTCGGCCCGGCCGACCGGCACGCCGCGGTGGCGACGGTTGGGACGGACGTTGGGGACGTAGCCGACGGCGAGCTGGCCGGCGAGGGCGGCGGGCAGCTCGAGGACCTCGGGGAGCCCGGCGGTGTCGGGGTGGGCGTCGAGGCCGATGGGCCGGCCGAGCCGCTCCGGGCTGCCCTCGAACAGCCCGTGGAAGATCACCCCGGGTTCGTGGCGCTCCAAGTGGCGCCACACGACCGCCGCCGCCCGGTCATGCGTGACGGTCCGCCACAGGGTGACGGCGATGAGCCGGCCCCACCGGAACTCGGGCACCGCCCGGTCGGCGTGGACGACGTCGAGCATCGGCGTGTCGGCGACCTGGGTGTCCCAGACGGTGCGGAGGTAGACGCCGCCCATCGCGGAGCACACCTCAGCGGCCTCGAGCAGCGTGGAGCTGATGCCGTCGGTCTCGTCGAGCTCAGCGAGGCGGTCCTCGGTGGCGGTCGCGTCGGGTGCGGCGGTGGTCTGGTGGGCGTCGGGGATCGTGATGGCAGGCTTCTCGCCGAAGAGCAGGTCGGCTGAGGTGGTGGCCAGATCGGCGGGGAGCGGCACGTGCAACCGGGTACGGCCGGTGTTCTGGTCGTCGGCGCGGCGAGCCCAGAACCGGATGCGCTCCAGGCCTCGTCGGGGCCTGGCCGACGGTGATGGGGTGGGGCCGCCGTAGAGGGCGGCGAGGCGGGTCTCGTCGCCTTCCCACCAGGTGGCGGCCTCGTCGATCGTGGCGGCGACGGGACGCCACGCGACGGGCGGCCACGGTGCGGCGGGGTCTGTGGGGAGCGGCACGGCTGGTCATCATGCCCGCCAGATCGGACATGGCCCGCTGTATCGCCGTCTGAGCGGCCCGTCCGGCCGGACGGGTCTCCGGTACCGGGCCGGGCCGTAGCGGCGCCGCGAGGCGCCTCAGGCGGCGTCAGCGGTGACGTCTGCGGTGTCTGCGGTGTCGTGGAGGGGGGCGGTGAGCCAGTGGCGCCACCAGCGGCGCAACGCCCGGGTCCCGTAGCGGAGGCTGTCGATGCTGTGGTCGTCTGCCTTGCGGGGCCGTTCCTTGCCGTCCCGGCCCGGTTTCGGGTCCCACGTGTAGCCGGGCAACTCGTTGAGCAGCCCGACGCAGGAGCGGCGGATCTTGAGCCGCCCGGCGGCGAGCAGTGAAGCGACGTCGCGGATGCCGTCGGCGACGGTGTTGTCGGCGTGGCGCACGCGGGGCCACTCGTCGCGCCAGCACTGCGCGATGAAGCTCGACGCGGACGGGTCGACGATCAGCGCGTCGATGAGCGTGGCGCCGTCCGCCCGGCCGGTCTCGACGGCGAGCCAATCGCGCAAGCGGGTCGAGTACTCGGCGTCGGTCAGCTGACGGTGCGCGGCACGCGAGTCGTGGCGCCACTCCGCCGCGACGTACACGGTGCGGTGATGCTCGGAGGTGCCGACCAAGAGGGCGGCGAACGGGTTGACGGTGCCGTAGTCGACGGCGACAACCCAACGGTCCACGTCGGTGCGGCCCCCGTCGTCGACGGGGAGCTCATCGACCACATGGCGGGCAGGGTCGAAGCAGTCGAACACGGCACCTTCGGCCTGGACCCATTCGCCGGCGATGTAACGCCGGTACCACAGCCCGGAGAACTCCGCTTCGAGCGCCGCGAGGTACGCGGCAGGAAGGTGCGGGTTGTCGGCCAGGCGGAACGAGACGCGGGCGAGGTCGAGCCGGCCGGGCCCGTCGTGCGTGACGAGGTGGCCGGCAGCGTCGAGGTGTGTCGTGGCCCGGTCCAGGTACCCGGCCTTGAGCCAGTGGCCCGGATGGGCGGGGTTCGCCGTCGCGAAGCACCGCGCCCCCTCCACGCTGAGGCGAGTGAGGAGCATCGACCAGAACCCCTCGGGGATCAGCGTCGCCTCGTCGACGTAGGCGCCGGCCAGGGTGAGCCCGGCGATGCGGTCCTGCGCACGGTCGTCGTTCGCCCCGGCGAGGTAGACCCGCCGGCCGAGGAGGTGGAGCTCGCCTTCGCCGCGGACGTGGCGGGCCCGGGCCGGACCGAGCATCTCCACGAGCGGGTCGATCACGTTGCGCTTCAACGTGCGTTCGGTGCGGCCGACCATCACCAGGTTCCCCGCCGGCCCCTGACGGACGAATCGCAGCCAGGTGAGCAGGCTCGCGACGGTCTTACCAGACCGGACGCTGCCCTCGTACACGTTGATGCGCCGCTCGGCGAGATGGACCGCCTGACGCGCCTTACCGGCCAGCGGGGCGACCAACATCAGCCGCTATCGACGGCGAGGAAGGCCAACAGCTGGTCCGTGAACAGGTCCATGGTCCGAGCCAGCTTGTCGAGCATCTCGCCAATCTCGACCAGCACCGCGTCGAGCTCGGCTTCCTGGTCCCGAGCCGACCTCACCCGCAGCATCGCCGCCAAGCAGAACTCGTTATCGGCGTGGTCCGCCATCGTACGAAGGAACTCCTCGACCCGCTTACTCACCCGACCGCCTCCCCGATCATCTCCCGCAGCCAACGGTCCACCGCGGCGAGGCCTTCGTCAGCCTGGTTGTCGTGCCGGTCGATCGCCAGCACCTTGTCGACCGCGATCCCCACGCAGGTCATGATCCGCTGCTGATCCGCGAACGGCGGCCGCGGATGGTGCACCTCGACGACCTCCACCACCGACCCGAGGTTGCCGCCCTGGGCGACGGCCATCGCCTTGCGCTCCACACACGGCTCCCACAACTGGGCCCGCAACCGAGCAGCATCGGCGACCAGCTGCGCGGCGAGCTCCGCCCGGCGCGCCGCGAGGTCGACCTGCCTCGCGCGCGTCGCGGTTTCGGTCTTCTCACGAGAGAACACGTGGCCGATCTGGTGGGCGATGCGTCGGATGGTGTCGGTGCTGCGTCCGGAGCGGCGGGCGAGTTCTCGGATGGGGAGGTCGGGGTGGGCGGTGAGCAGGTCGGTGATGGCTTGGCGTTCGGTGTCGGTGAGGGGCTTCGCCATGGTGGCGGCCAGTGTGGTGGGCAGGTCGGACTCAGCATGCGACGGGGAGGAGTGTCTCGAGGGGCGGGTCGTCTCGGTACCAGTGGGGGTCGGTGGTGGCGCCGTCGTGGGTGGGCCACCAGTTGGGCCAGATGGTGGTGGGGTGGGTGCCGATGGTGATGGCGGCCCGGTCGGCTTGGAGGGCGGTGAGGCCGTGGGTGTTGTAGCGGCGGATGGTGCGGACGGTGAGGTGGAGGCGTTGGGCGAGGAGGGCGGTGCCGATGGGGTGGTCGAGGCCGCGGTCGTGGGTGCCGAGGGTGTGGGGTGGGATGCCGGCGGCGGTGGCGAGGGGGGCGAGGGGGTAGCGGGTCACGGGTCGGGGTTCCAGAGGTGGGGGCGGTCGGGGTGTTCGTGTTGGAGGCGCTGGCGGCCGAGGTGTTGGGCGCAGGGGTGGCAGGTGGGCCAGCCGGTGTCGTGGTCGTGGCACCACGGGGGGTTGTGGTGGCACCAGGCGCAGTGGCCTCGGGCGGCGGCGAGCCAGGCGGGCTTGGTGGCGGCGAGGCGGTGGCGGAGCTCGTCGGGGATGGGTTGGAGGGCGGTGATGCGCAGGGTGGCGGTGGTGGGGTGGATGTGCATGGTGGCGCCGGCGGCGGTGAGGTCGGTGAGGAGGGCTCGGGCGTCGGGCAGTGCCGGCGGGCCGGGCGGGCGGGATGTGGACAAGGTGGGTGTGTGGGTCATATCTCTTCGACCAAGGGCGCGCGCGGGGACCGCGGGGACTGAAGGGACCTTCCCCCCTCGGTCTCTACGCGTTTTACTGTCTCTTCCTGGAAGGTAAATCCTTGTGTGGGGTAAGGGGGAGAGGTCCCCGCGGTCCCCGCGCTTCGTTCGTCAGTGCTGGTCAGAGACTCGTGAGGCGCGGGGACCTCGTCTGCGGTCCCCGCGCCATCGGTGATCGTCAGCAGGTTCAGCGGCTGGTAGTCGCCGTCGACGGCACGCCACAGCTGCACCTTGTGGCGATCTCGTCCGCAGTCGATGACGTGCCAGCCGTCGTCGCCGTAGTGCCGGCCGACCCGGCGGCGGAGCGCCATCCCGAGCTTCTTCGACAGGCCCGGCCGGCCGACGTCACCGGCGAGCGCGCCCGGTAGGGCGTCACGCATCGGGACCGTACCGACGCAGTCGATCTCGGCCACGAGCTCGGCGGTGGTCATCCGCCGGTCGTCGAAGCGGTCGTGCCAGGCGACGAGGAACGCTTCCCACTCGTCGGCCTCCACATCAGCCCCGGCCGTGAACGTCGCCTGGTTGGCGAGGAACCCTTCGACGCCGACTTCGTTGAGGATCCCGGCCATCGTGGTCGCCCACGGCTGGTAGCCGCCGAGGACGGGCACCGTCTCGGGCTGCGGCTTGTGCTTGGCCCACCAGGCGCGGGCGAGGGTGAGGAGCGCGGCGACGAGTTCGCCTCGGTGTTCGGCGGTCCAGGCGAGCAGGTCGGGATGGCGGAACCCGGTACGCAGGTAGGGGCGGGCCCGCTTGGCGTCAAGACGGATGTGGTAGCAGCGCCGAGCGAGGTCGCCGGCGACCTGGAGGTTGTTGCCCGTCGCGAACCATGCGGCCCGGTTGGGGACTTCGATCGTGGTGTTGCGTCCGAGGAGCCGATCTTTCCAGGTGTCGGTGGTGAGCGCTTGGGCGAGCGCCGAGGAGCGGATGGTGGTGTCGATGTTGTCGAACACGATGACGGTGGCCCCGTCGAGAAGGGTGGCGGTGATGGTCTTGCGGAGCTCTTCGTCGTTGTCGGGGAGGTTCTGCATGGCGGCGGGCCGGCCGGTGGTGATGGTGGCGAGGATGGTGACGAGGAGGCTCTTGCCGGTGCCGGGTTCGGGCGCGTCGAGGAGAGCGAGGGGGGACGGGCCGGTGATGGTGGGGCGGATGAGGGGGGTGTGGAGCGCGGCGAGGGTGCTGGCCCAGTCGGCGTCACCGGCGAACGGGAAGTCGCCGAGGAGCTCGTCGACGAGTAGCTGCCGAGCGGCGGTGATCTGGTCG